AGCGGATTTGGGCTGTTAGCCCCCCGGATTGGTTTCCCAGGGAGACCTGGCCGTTGCTGACCCAGTTGTGCCGGCACACCATGAATTCGCGGTTCTTTGCCGAGGCTTTGCAGGAGGTGCGGCTGGGGATGCTCGACGCGAAGAACGCCAAGCACCTGGCCCACATCAACTCGCTCTGCATCATGCATGAGCGCGAGACGCGGGCTATGATCGCCCTGATGGAGAAGTTGCGCCTGACCACCCAGCAACGGCTCAACCGCAATGTGGCGGCAGGCCAGCAGGAGCTGGTGCAGGCTGAGCAGGCGCCGACACCTGACATGGCGCCCTGGGCGACGCATCAGTGACAAGCCTCGAGACCACCGCCGGCACGCGCCGGCAGATCACTCGCACCCGGGCGGAACGCAACATCGCCTGGTGCGAGGATTATCTCTTCCTGCCGGAAGGCAAGCACGTCGGCCAGAAACTCAAGATGGCCGAGTTCATGAAGCAGGATTTCCGGCTGATCTACGACAACAAGCACGGCACCAGGCGGGCGATCGTCACCCGGGGACGCAAGAACGCCAAGACCACCGAGTGCGCCGCAATAGTTTTGCTGCACCTGTGCGGGCCTGAATACGTCTCCAATGGCTCGCTCTACTCCGCGGCTCAGTCGCGCGACCAGGCGTCTATTATTTTCAACCTGGCGCGCAAGATGGTTTTGCTTTCGCCGATCCTGCGCAAGGTGATCCGCATCAAGGAAACCGTCCGCGAACTGCACTGCGTCGGCACCGGCTGCGTCTACAAGGCGCTCTCAGCCGAAACCGCGACCGCCTTCGGCCTCTCCCCCGTTCTAACCATCCATGACGAGCTCGGCCAGGTTAAGGGCCCACGGTTCTCGCTCTACGAAGCCCTGGAGACTGCGACCGCAGCTCAGGAAAATCCCCTCACGCTGATCATCTCGACCCAGGCGCCCACCGACGCCGATCTGCTCTCGACGCTGATCGATGACGCCAAATCCGGCGCCGACCCCAGGGTCGTGCTGCGGATGGATTCCGCCGACATGGACGACGACCCCTTCAGCGAGAAGGCGATCCGCGCCGCGAACCCTGCGCTGAACCTGTTCATGAACAAAAAGGAAGTCCTCGCGATGGCCGAGGACGCGCGCCGGCTACCGGCGCGCGAAGCGGAATTCCGCAATCTGGTGCTCAATCAGCGGGTCGAGGCGAGCAATCCCTTCGTCACACCAAGCCTCTGGAAGGGCTGCGGCGATCCGGTGCTGCCGTTCACGTCGACCACGCCGCTCTATGCCGGCCTCGATCTGTCGAGCGTCGCCGATCTCACCGCCCTGGTGATGATCGGCCAACAGCCGGACCAAAAGTGGCACGTCGAGCCGACGTTCTGGCTGCCGAAGGAAGGCCTCGCCGAGAAGTCCAGGCTCGATCGCGTGCCTTACGATGTCTGGGCCGCGAAGGGTTTTCTGCTCACGACCGAAGGCAAGACGATCCAATATGAGTACGTCGCCAGGCATCTGCGCGACCTGTTCAACAGATACAACATCCGCAAGCTTGCGTTCGATCGCTGGAACATGACGCACCTGAAGCCCTGGCTGCAGAAGGCCGGCTTCTCCGAGATGTTCATCGAGGATCGCTTCGTTGAATTCGGCCAGGGCACGCAGAGCATGAGCCCCGCACTGCGCACGCTCGAGGAATGGATACGCGACAAGAAGCTCGCGCACGGCATGCACCCAGTCCTGCATATGTGTGCCGCCTGCGCGGTGGTCGAAGGCAAGGACGATGCGAACCGCAAGCTCTCGAAAAACAAATCGAGTGGCCGCATCGATGGCATGGTCGCGCTCGCGATGGCTGTCGGCGTTTCGCAACAGATGAAGCCGATCGACATATCGACGCTCATCGGATGAGCATGTGCAACAGGAGGACGATAACATGAGCGACCCAGAACCCGGCCAGCAACAGCCACATCCGCAGACACCGCCGCCCCCGCCGCAGCCGACGCCGCATCCGGCGCCTGAGCCGAAGCGCGAGGACGACGACGAGAACGGCAACGACGATAACGATCACAAGCAGAAGGATTAGCCGATGCCGCTCACGATCGTTGATGGTCCGACCATCCCCGCCGGCGAGAGCCTGTCCGACGGCGCTGACTGCACCGGCGGCAGCATCGTGCGGATCACGATCCCGCAGGAGTACACGCCGGCGAACCTGACCTTCCAGGCCAGTAGCGACGGCAATTTCTTCAACGACCTTTATGACAACGAGGGCGATGAAGTGACGCTTGCAGTGAAGCCCAACACGACGGTTGTCGTGTCGGCGCACTGGACGCGCTCGATCGGCTTCGTCAAGTTTCGTTCAGGCACGGCTAAGGCGTCGGTTCCGCAGAACGTCGATTGCAAGTTTGCGATCGCGGTCGAGACGCCGGTCTGACGATGAGCCTGGCGCAATACGAAACGCATCTCTCGGTCGAGCAGCGTTTCCGTATTGCGAAGGCGCGATCGAAGCGCCTGCTCGAAAAGCTGTTCGATCCTTCGCAGCCGCGCGATGAATACGGCCGGTGGGTAGGCGCCGGCGGCGCAGAGGACCGCGTTTCAACTACGGTGCCATCTGCGGCGAAGCAGGGTTTCGATCCACACCAACGGAAAGACCTGGCGCCGACTTACGACACGTTCAAGCAGGCGATGGAGAACCCGAAATACGCCGCCGGCGTCGAAAAGCTGATGGACAAGTACGGCAAGGCGTTCACACGGAATCCAAAAGGCACAGCCGCGGAGAAGGCCGAGGCTTTCGTTTCGCACGCAACGTCGAACCTCACGGCGCTTTACAACGCGCAAGACCCTGAGCTGCGCGGCCGATCGGCAACCTGGTATCGTGGCGCCCGCAAGATCGCGGACGATTTCGCGAAGCAGTACGGCGTGTCACCCCGCGCCGTCGCCGGCGTTCTGGCTTCTCTATCGCCGCAACGCGACTGGGACCAGAACGTCGAGATGGCGACGCGCGTGCTCGATGTTGCGGTGGCGAAAGGCGCCATCCCGATCGAGGGCGAGAAGGCCGCCAAGACCAAGGCATCGATGCTCGGCTACGCCAAGACGCAGCTCAAGGATGCCGACAAGATCGAGGCGAAGATACCTGAGGGCGCCGATCCGAAAGACCCTGCGATCCGCGGGCAGCTCCTCAAGGTCAAGAACCGCCGCGCGATGGCCGGCAAGCTCGAGAAGCTGGCGAACCAGTTCGAGGGTAAGAAGCTCTCGGAGCTCCCCGACCTGGCGACGCAGGCGATGGTGCTACGCTTCTACGACGAAGGCAACGCCGATCCTGATCGTGCCTATGCGATCTGGAATCCAGAAGGCACCAAGTCCGGCGAAGTCGGAATGGCCGGCAAGGGCGACAAGCGGAAGGCGCGAGAGGCTGGCTGGGGCGGCTTCGGCATGACGGAGAATGCGCTCAGCATCCTGGCCAACGACAGCCGCGAGAACATCTCCTCGAGGCTCGGCGATAACCACAAGGTCAGGAATTTCTACAACAACATCATCTCGCCTGAGTACGGCCAGGACACGACGATCGACACCCATGCGATCGCAGCCGCCTTGCTACGGCCGCTCGGTGGCGGCGCCGCCGAAGTTAAGGAAGGCCTGGGGATGTCCGGCCCCAAGAATGCCGACACTGGTTTAAAGGCCCTCTACGCCCTATATTCAGAGGCGTACAGGCGTGCCGCCGGCGCGGCCGGCATTCTCCCTCGAGAGATGCAAAGCACGACCTGGGAAGCCCTGAGGGGCTTGTTCAGCCCTGAGGAAAAGCGCGACGCTGCGATCGAGAAGAGCGTCAGCGATACCTGGAAGCGGTACAAAGAAGGGAAGATCGATCTTGCCGAAGCTCAACGAGAAATCCTTGCTCGAGGAATCCGGCCCCCGCGTTGGGCAAAGTGATATCCTCAAGCTGATCGAGGAGCTCGGCCTCGAGCCGACTGCGGAGACGTTTGCCTATTTGTCTTTCGGTCGCGACATCGAGGAGCTCGAGGCGGAAGAGCTCGGGACCATACCAGATGAGCTGCTCGATCCCTGGATCGCAGCTCAGGAAGAGGAAGAGGACGAGCCCAAAGCCAAGAAGCTCGAGCGCGCCGGCGGCGGCGCCAGTGCTCACACCGACTGGATGAATGAATGCGTCCCGGCTCAGATGGACAACGGCAAGGACCAGCTCGTCGCGGTCGCCGCCTGCCTCAATATGTGGCGCGAGGCCTGGGAAGAGACGCACCCGGATGGCGCCGACGACCCAGGACCAAGCCCGAAGGAAGCGGACGAAAACTCGCCGCTAGCGGAGACCGCGAAAGTCGCGCGCGAGCTCCTGCGCAAAGATCAATGGCAGCATGTGAAGGCCCAGGCGGCTAAGCTTGTCGGGTCGTCCGTTTCGCCTGGAGCCGCCAAAGCTGACGACTAGCCGGCAGCACGATCTCGAGCTCGAGCTTTTTGTTTGCCATCAGCTCGAGCAGCGTTGCGGTCGACCAGGGCACCGGCGTCGCGCCGGCCGCCCAACGGTTCGATGTCTTGCGTGTGACGCCTAGTACCTCCGCGGCCGAAGTCAGGTTCAGGCCGAGTTTCTCGATCGCATCCCGATATTGTTCTCCAGTCATTGAGGTCTCCACGTTAAAGCTCGCTTTCATCGCAAGCGGTGTAAGCGTCGTGATGCGGTACGATCGGCTCGAGGCCGTTCGCAATGCGTTGAGGGTTAGCACGTTCAACGCAGCTCATGCAGACCGGCTCGCGCGAGCCGTTGATGCGGATCGATGGCACGCGCACCGGATTGTAGGAGAAAATCCGGTGGCAGCCGATACATTCGGAAGTCATTAGAGCGTAGCCCATTAGTTTGGCCTCATGCGTATGATGGTTTTGGCGACCAGCTCGAGCAATCGCTGCTCGCTCATGCCTGGCTGCACCTGGTCGTAGACGGCGTGATAGATGCGGGTCAGCTCGCTGATGCTGACGACGGTGCCGCTCGAGAGCTCGAGGAAGTCCTCGCCGGCGACGGAGAATGATCTAGGTTTCTTCATCGTTGAGTATCTCCAGGCTGACGATTTTGAATTCGACCACCTCGATGTCGTTCATCAGGCAGTCGCCGCATTTGAAGCTGATCTCGTTGCGATCGGTGGTGACGGTCTCGGACTTCTTTTTGCACCGCGGGCACTCGAGCTTGAAAATGTAGCGCATGCTATTTGGCTTTCGTTTGGTTGAGGACGGGCGCCTTGGCGATCTGAGCCAATACGAAGTCGGCGCCCTTCTCGGCGACGATCCTGTTCACCAGGTGCTCGGCAGCCTGGCGATCGTTCAGCTTATGGTTATGACCCCAGGCGCACATCGCGCGGATTTTCGCATCGCTCAGGGAGCCGAAGCGGAAGCCGGATTCGAAGTGGCTCAGGTTGCCATGATGCATCATGAAGCGGATTTTCTTGTCGCCAATTTTGATCACGGCGATCCGACCGATGACCATCGCCGGCTCGGCGCCTTTTCGGGGAATTAACATCGTGGCCATTTTAGCAAGCTCCCGTCAGGGTGATGACCAGGCGCTGAGCATCGGCCTTGAAGCCGATGCCGCGTTGCGCCAGGCCGGCGATGATCTGGATGAATTGTTCGATGTCGTGGCAGTCGATGGTCATTTGGTTTCCTTCTGCTCGATGGTCACTTCGGGACGGTGAGCGTCGACACGCTCAACCGGCACGATCTCGAGGCCGCCGCGTCGGCGAGCCTCGTTCTGCGCCAGGCGCAAGCTGCCGGCCCAGGACACGACCTGGGGGTAGGTGTTGAGCGCGACGATGGCGTGGGTGTAGACACGCTGCGAAGCCGAGGTGCGCTTGCCGATGATCTCGCCGTTGTAGCGGGCGACGTATTTGAATGCGGGCATGTTAGTAGACTCCATATGCGATGCTGTGGGTTAGGCGTTGTTCGCTGGCTTCGTCGGACTCGAGCTGCCCGATTTCTTTGATGAAGCCGAGGCGATCGGCCTCCGCCTCTTCGCGGGTGGCGAGCATCGGCCAGTCGAGGCGCTTGCCGTGCTCGAGGACGATCCAGCCTTCGCCGTCGTCGTTGCCGAATTCATCGGCGATGCAGTATTCGATCGTGAAACGTGGCATTGCGATTTCCTTTTTGGGTTGGTCTGCCGGATCGGTGACAACGTAGCCGGCAGCGGTTAACAAATTCACAAGGTCCAGATGGCTGGCCTCGAGGTGGAAGAGCAGCGGGCGCTTGGCCTGGTGCTCGGCTTCAGGTCCAGCACTGCGCTGGATTTTGCCGTCGACGCGAGCTGCGAAGGCGGTCAAATCTTCGCCGGCCTTGTTGGCCTGGCGGTTATGGTTCACCGCGACGTTGGTCGAGTCGCTGGAATCGAAAGCGTAGAGGTGAGCCTGAGACTGCGAGCGCATCATGTGGATGCGCGGGCGGATGTAGGCGCCTTCGCTCTCGAGCTCCCAGGCGTCGATCGCGGCGAATACTTCGTCCATCCGCTTGCGCCACTTGGCGCCCTGGCCGCTGGCGTATTCGCCGCTCGAGCCGATGCCGACGTAGTCGAAGCCTTCGCAGAGGTAGAGCAGATAAGAGATCGGCTCATGCATGTGCCAGATCGGCATCGCGCGATCGCTCGGCAGCATCGTCATGGTCTCGCAAACGAGCTGCGCGTTCTCCTGATGCGTGCCGTCGATTTTGTCGGGGATCACGGCGATCGCCTGCGGGCAACGCTCCAGGATGTCGTTCGCCCAGTCGGCGAAGCCCTCGAGATACGCTTCGTCGTTCATCGTATCGACGCCAGAGCGCCAGGCTGAGAAGGCGCCGTTGTCGACCAGGAGGATTTGATCTTCGCCGACGAGCTCGATCGCCTGGTCGAGCTGCTTGCCGAGTTTGTCGCGGGTCGCATACGAGACGCAGAACGAGGCGCCGCGGAGCTTCTCGAGCAGCGGCATCGGGTTCAAGGGCAGGCCGTAGACTGTGAGCTTTTTCATTTGGAGATCGCTTTCATCGGGACACAGTGCCCCGTCCAGAGAAGATAGGGACTTTTTGTCCCTATTTCAAGAGGTGATAAATGTCTAAAAACGCTAGGAATCTCAAGGAGATAGACATCTCCCCGGATGAGGATGAGGATCGCGAAACCTTCATGGATCGCTGTTTGAACGCCACCGACGGCGACGAATTCTCATGCTCGGTCGCCTGGGATGAGCGCAGCGCCAGCGGCAAAGTCGTGCGCAAGACGCACGTCAGTGCCGGCGAGGGCCTGACCTTCGTGCTGTCGGATGCGACGCCCGATCGGATGGGTGACATCATCGAGGCCGACGGCTGGGATTTGAGAAACTTCAGCCGCAATCCGGTTGCGCTGTTCAATCACAACGCAAATTTCCCGATCGGCAAATGGGCCAACCTCCGCGTCGAGAACGGCGAGCTCCGCGGTGATCTGCGCCTGGCGCCGGCGGGTACGTCCGATCGCATCGATGAGATACGACGCCTGGTCGAAGCGGACATTCTGCGCGCGACGTCGGTTGGTTTTCTTCCGCGCAAATCGGTGCCGATCTCGAAAGGCGGCACCGGCCTGCGCTTCACCTCTGCGGAGCTGATCGAGACATCGCTGGTTTCGATCCCTGCGAATCCAAACGCCCTGTCGATTGCCAAGGCGCTTCACATTTCCCGCGACACCGTCGCATTGGTCTTTGCCGGGAAAGGCAACGAGAAAGACCAGAGCCTCGAGCGTCGCGGTTTCAACGGCGGGCATGCCGATACGAAATCGAAATCAAGGACACCCACCATGAGTGGCCCCCTCACTAAACGTATTGAAGCAACTCAACAGCGCATCGTTGAGCTGAAGGATAAACTGAGCGCACATCTCGAGGGCGTCGATGACGAGAACGTCACCGAGGCTGATCTCGCGACGACCCAGGAATTGAATTCGCGCATCAAGGCTCAGACCGACATGCTCAAGAGCCTGGAGGAGTCTGAGACGGGTCTTGCGAAAACGTCGTCGGAAGATAACGGCACTCGCACGGTTACCCGTAGCAGTGCGCCGTCAAGCGTTCGTCCGTTCAACATGCCGGCAAAGAAGCTCGACCCGCTCGAGTTTTTGGTCCGCGCGGGGACGATTGGGTATCTGTCTCATTCCCCTTCTTGCCGGGGCATGTCGATCGATCAAATCCGCGAGCGGATTTACCCCAACGACGAGGCGACCAGGGTGATCACCGACATCACGGTGAAGGCCGCGACTGCGCCGGCGATGACGACTGTCGCCGGCTGGGCCGCTGAGCTGGTGCAACAGATCAACGCTGATCTGATGCCGTCTCTTCTGCCGTCGTCGGTTTATCCGTCGCTGTCCGCGATGGGGCTCAAGCTGACCTTCGGCCGCAACGGCAAGATCAACGTGCCGACCCGCGCGCCGACGCCCACGATCGCCGGCTCGTTCGTCGGTGAAGGCGCTCCGATCCCGGTGCGCCAGGCTGCGTTCACGACGACCTCGATGGTCCCCAAAAAGATGGCGGTCAGCACGACGTGGACCCGCGAGATGGACGAGCACAGCGTGCCCGCGATCGAGGGCTTGCTGCGCAATGCGATCCAGGAAGATACCCAGATCGCGATCGATACCATCCTGCTCGATGCAAACCCCGCGACGAATATTCGTCCGGCTGGTTTGCGCAATGGCGTTGTCGGTCAGACCCCGACCGCAGGCGGCGGCTTCAATGCCCTCGTCGGCGATCTCAAGAACCTGTCCGGCGCGATCCTGACGGCGACCAACGGCAACGTGCGGAGCATGGTGTTCATCATGAACCCGCAACAGGCGTTGTCGATCGGCTTCGTTCAGCCGCCGGTTCCTGGCGGGCTCTTCCCGTTCGCGAGCGACATCAACAACAATCGCCTGATGGGTTATCCCGTCATCAAGTCGGGGACGGTGCCGCTCGGCACGGTGCTCTGCCTCGATGCCGCGGACTACGTTTCGATCACGGGTGACACCCCGCGGTTCGAGATTTCCGACCAGGCGACCCTGCACATGGAAGATACGTCGCCGCAGCACATCGGCACCGCCGGCACTCCTGGCGTTGTCGCAGCTCCTGCGGTCTCGATGTTCCAGACGGACAGCCTGGCGCTTCGGCTCATCCTGCCGATGAACTGGACGATGCGGCGCCTTGGCGTTGTTTCGTTCGTCAGCGGCGTGACCTGGTAGGCTTTCGCGCGTTGTAATCGGGGGCGCCAGCCGGCGCCCTCGATAATCCTGACGATTATGGAGACGACAATGGCAGACCCAAAAGATACCAGAGATCAACAGCGTCAAGGCCAGGACCAGCCACGTCATGGTCGTGACGTTGCCGGCAAAGACGATCCCGCGCGCACGCATCCATTTGAATTCAACAAACCGCGCACGCAGGCTGAGATAGTCGAGCAGGCTTACGATCACGATGATCCGACGCCGACGCAGGAAGAGAACGACCAGGCCAAGCTCGATGCGATTCACATCCCGGATGGCGGCGGTGATCCGCAACAGGCCGAGGCGAAGCGCAAGAAAGAGCAGGAACGGAAAGACCTGGAAGCCCAACGCGGCAACCAGCCTGGCTACCAGACCCGCGCAACGCAGCCGAAGCCGGAATAGTTTGTGGCCAACTTCCTGCGAAGGATGGCTTCAGCCCTCGTCAGCAAAGCTGGCGAGGGCGAAGTCCGTCCAGGCCCATACGAGCTGCCGGTGACCGGCGGCTGGTTGCCGGCTGGCTCACCGTGGAATTTCTGGCAGTCCGGCATCGATCCATCGGGCGGCTATGAGAGCTCCGCAGTCGTTGAAGCGTGTCTGTCGGCTTACAGCCAGACGGTTGCGATGTGCCCAGGTGATCACTGGAAGAGCAACAGCAAGGACGGCCGCGATCGCGTCAAGACCTCTGCGCTCTCGAGAATTCTGCGCTATCCGAACGCCTATCAATCGCCGTCGGACTTCATGCTGAACCTGACGCGCTCGCTCTATTCAGATGGCAATGCCTACGCCCTGGCGCTGCGCAACGATCGATATGAGATCGATGAGCTGCATCTGATGGACCCGAACATGTCCTACCCGCAGATCGCGGCAACGGGTGACGTGTTCTATACGCTCGGCGGCAACAGCGTCATCGACAAGCAAGTGAAAGAGCAGCTCATCGTGCCGCAGCGCGACGTGCTGCACGTTCGATTACACTCTACGCGACGGCGTTATCCGTTCCCGCTTGTCGGTGACACGCCGCTCGGTTCTGCGATGCAGGACATCATGCTGTCGAGCGCGATCACGCAACAGCAAATTCAGTTTTACATGAACCAGGCGCGACCGTCGGCCGTGCTGGTGACCGACCTGGTGCTCGATAAAGACCAGGTGCAATTTGTTCGCGATCGTTGGGATGAACAGTCAAAGGGACTGAAGCAGGGCGGCACGCCGATCCTGACCGCCGGCGTTAAGCCTTACATGCTGGGGGCGCCATCGAAAGATAGCGAGCTCGCCAACATGATGAGGGTGCCGGAAGAGCACATCGCCTTGGCGTTTCGGATTCCGATGGCGGTGCTCGGCATCGGTGGATCGACCGCCGGCTCGACTGAGGCGCTGATGATCCAGTGGATCAGCTCAGGGCTCGGCTTCGCGCTCAACCACATCGAGGACGCTTACGGCTTGCTCTTTAATCTGAAGGGCCAGCCGGACGAGTACCTCGAGTTTGATACCAAGGCATTGCTACGCTCGGCTTTCAAAGAAAGGATCGCTGGTTTGGCACAGGCAGTTCAGGGCGGCATCTTCTCGCCGAACGAAGCTCGCGCCGAGGAGAGCCTCGACGGTGTCGAATTCGGCGACGAGCCGCGCGTTCAGCAACAAGTGGTGCCATTGTCGGCAGCCGCAGCCATTCCGACGACGCCGCCGGCGCCAGGTCCAGGCGGTGGAGCTCCCCCGCCGGCGGCTAGCATCGAGGTGAAACCTCCAGGCACGGTGGAGACGCCGCCGAAACCAACGGCAAAGGAATTCGATGATGTCGTTGCCAGCCACGTCAGAGCGATCAATTTCAACGCCGATGCACATGCCCGAAGCTACCCTTGAGGCGTTGCACGTCGCGCTAGGCCAGGTCGTCGCCCAACAGCGCAAGAACTGGGATCGCGAGCGCGAGCTGTACGAGGCGAAGTGCCGTACCACGATCGCGGAGCTTCAGGCCGTCGTTGTCGATCTGCAGGCGAAGGTCGATCGGGCGCTGATGGCTGTCAGGAACGGCGAGCAGGGTTTGCCTGGTCTCCAGGGGCCCCAAGGTGAGCAAGGCGAACGTGGGCTGCAGGGTCTTGCGGGCCCCGCTGGTGAGCGTGGCGAGCGGGGGCAGGACGGGAGCCCTGGTCTCGTTGGACCGCCTGGCGAGCGGGGTCTGCAAGGCCTGGCCGGCATTGCCGGCGAACGGGGCCCCCAGGGTGATCGCGGGGACATCGGCCAGTCGATTAAGGGTGACCGCGGCGATCGCGGCGAGAAGGGCGAGCGGGGCCTTCCTGGCGAAATCGGAAAGATGGGCTTGCGGGGCGAGCCAGGGTTACCTGGCGCACGCGGGGAAGCCGGCGCGCCCGGTGAGCGTGGCGAGCGTGGCCCAGTCGGCATGCTGCCCGTCGTCAAGGTCTGGGAGACCGGCGTTCATTACGAGGGCGACGTCGTGACCAGGGCCGGCGCGACCTACCAGGCGACCAAGGACACGGCCGATGAACCCGGCAGCTCGAAAGATTGGGTTTGCCTGGCTCGAGCTGGCGTCGACGGACGTTCACCCGTTGTGCGGGGTCTGTTCAGGGACGAGGAAACTTATGGCTACCTCGATATGGTCGCGCTCGGTGGCAGCACCTTCATCGCCAAGAAGGATAATCCAGGGCCGTGCCCAGGCGCCGGCTGGCAGCTCATGGTCAGCCAGGGCAAGGCGGGCCCGAAGGGCGAGCGCGGCCTCGCGGGCGAGCGTGGCGAGCGTGGACTTCCAGGCGTGTCGGCGGCGACGATCGTAGACTGGCAGATTGATCGCGAAACTTTCACGGCGGTGCCAATCATGTCGGATGGTCGCGAAGGCAAGGCGTTGCCGCTGCGGCCGCTGTTCGAACAATTTCAGCTCGAGGCTCGCTGATGGCTGATGTCACTCAGATCATACTGACGCCAGCGGTGAGCCACGCTCTGATCTCGCTAGATGATTTCAAGGTCGCGACCGGCATGCCGGCCGGACCCGCCACGACTGATGAGCAGATGCAGTGGCTCATCGACACTCAGTCGGCCGTAGTCGCGCGGATGTGTAACCGCATCTTCGCCAAGGAGACATTGATCGAGAGGTGGCGCGATCTCAGCTCGCGTCGTCTCTACCTGACGCACTGGCCGGTCAAGCAATCCGACATCGTTCGCGTCAGCACCAACGGCTACGATCGGCTCAACGATTGGGAGCTGGATGAGCGGGAGGGCAAGCTCTCGATCTTCACCAATCGGGCTGAGCCTATCGAAGTCGAATACACGGGCGGCTACGATCTGCCGGACGAGGCTCCGCTACCGCTACAACAGGCGGTGGCGTTGTTGGTGAATACGTCGAAGGCCGAACAGGCGTCAGCCTCGCTAACCGGCGTTCGCATGATTAGTCACAAGGAGAGCCGTGTGATGTTTCATTCTCCAAGCAGCGGCGGCAGTAGCAGCTCAAGCGGCCCGTCCACGTCGCAGACCCAAAGCACGGTGGCCGCATTGCTGGGCCACTACATCAAGCTCTGGGTCTGACATGGCATTCGAAGTCAAAGTCGATTCCGAAAAGCTGCTCTCACAATTTGAGGACATGCAGAAGCGTGTCAGCGAGCTCGATCAGAAGCTGCCGCAAGTTTTTCTCGACTGGCAGCGCGATGACATGCATCGCCAGTTTCCAAAGGTCGATGAGCACACAGGGCTGTCAGTCACGACGCTGGTTTATCCGCGGTCGCGTAGGTCGCGCCCTTATCAGCCAGGCAAGAAAGGCGTCAAGCGTAATGCGCCGCGGCGGCGTATAGGGACCAAGCGGCCGATCCTGCGGCCTGAGCTGGTCGAGCAGTTGTTCGATCGAATGAAACAGATGTGCAGGGAAGCGATCGAATGGCGTTAGATTTTTCGACGCTGGTCTATCTGCCAAGCATGGACACCTTCGCGCGTGTGGTCACGGTGACACCGTTGGCCTCGCAGCCAGGTGCGCCGGCGTATAATTCGCGCGGAATATTCAGTACGCGGCCGGTAGACGTGGGCGGAATGGACGGCTCGATCATCTCCGATCAGCAAACCATTCTCGACGTGCGCGATGCGGAATTTCTGGTGGTGCCTGAGCAGCTCGATCGCATCAACATCCCGTTTGATGCCAGTGCCGGCGACACGGGTGATGCGTTGGGCGACTGGGAGGTTGTGGACACCGAGAGCAACGGCGGCGGGTTGACGACGCTGATCATCCGCAAGCTCGTCACTTCGAAACCGTCATGACAGCAACCGACACTTCGGTTTTCAGCTACGGCCTCGTCATCCGCGACATGCTGCTCACGAAGTTGGTGACCGCGCCGTTCTATGCGGACTTCAGCGTTCGCAAGAGCCGTCAGCTCCCGACCCAGCCTAGCCAGCTTCCGATGTTGGGCGTCTACCTGGTCAAGGAGGACATGACGCCGGACGGTGATCCGAACCACGGTGACATCGAGATGGTTCACAATCTGACCATCGGTTTTTCGGTGGTCATCGTGAACAACGACCCGGAGGCGACGCAGGAGAAGCTCAACGAGGCTTACTGGGTCATCATGAACTGGCTGTGGCGCGACCAGTATTTGATGAACATGATCGACACTCGCGCCTATCCAGGTGGCATCGGCAATCCCGACAACGTGCGGATCGAGGGGCTGTTGAACGGCTCATGGCGTTTCGTGGATCATCCGCCGCTCAACAACGAAACACCGATGAGCGAGCTGCGCTACGAACAGACGTTGAAATACCGCGCCGACTACACGCCGATCATTCTCGATGATTTCCTTGTGCTGCATGAGGAGGTCGTGCCGTTGACGACGGACGGCGAAATTCCGAATGAGGAAGAGGTGCAGCGCGTCTACGTCGAATATGAGATCAACCAGAATGCAGTCGAACCCCACTCAACGGAGAAGGAAGCCGACCATGGCTGAAGTAAAGTTTGGCACTCAGAACCCCGGAAACGTAAAGGTCAGCGAAACGAGGGTCACCCCTCAGCCTGGCGAATACCAGACGGCCCCAGGCGGCCTGATGAGGCAGGACGCTGCTCAAAGCCGGTTTGACGCCGGCGCCCCTACCAAGGAAGGGGAGAACCCGCGTAAGGCAATTCGCGAAGCGCGGCTTGCGAAGCTGCGGGTGATCGACGGCCCACCAAAGACCGTCAAGGTTTACGCGGCGAGCGAGGGTCTGCGCTCCAGCCTGAGGCACGCAACCGGCGCACGTTTCGCCAGCAAGCTTGATCAGGCAGTCGAGTGGCCGAACGATAGCTTCACGCATCGTCGCCTGATGGATGGATCGATCAGCTTTGAGCGTTCCTCTGGTGGTGCAGATAGCGAGCCTGATGAGACTACAAACGCGCGCGAGCAGGCAGCGGTGAATAAGCCGAAGAAGGCTGATGTCGATAAAGCTAGGCTCGCACAGAGACAGGCACAGGGGCAGAGGCCGGGACGTGGGCAGGCACAGCCGCAACAGTCGCAGCCGCAGCCGCAGCCTCAACCGCAGCCGCCGCAGCCGCCGCAGCCGCAGCCGCCGCAGACACCGCCGTCCACTCCGCCGAACGCGGCCTAAAAATTTAAACCCTCGTCCCTTACAAAGGAGACACGACTATGCCTGTGAGTTTTGCAAATATCCCCGCTAACTGGCGGCTTCCTTTGTATTGGGTCGAAGTGGACCCTTCAAAGGCGGGCCTCTGGACGATCCGTCAGCCCGCGTTGCTCGTTGGTATCATGACCGATGATGGCATCGGTGTTCCTGATGTGGCGATCCCGATCGGCACGCAGGCCCAGGCCGACAAGCAATTCGGCCAGGGCTCGCACCTGGCGAACATGTTCACGGCGTTCTTCGCCAATAATTTTGCGCATGAAGTCTGGGGGCTACCGCTCGCGGAGCCGACCGGCGGCACCGCGGCGAGCGGCAAGATCACGGTCACGGTCGATGCTGGCGGTCATGAGGCCGGCACCATTCACCTTTACATTGGCGGCCAGCATGTGCCGGTGAATGTCGGCGCGGCTGACACGCTCAACGAGATCAATGTCGCGATCTCGGCGGCGATCAACGAGAATTTCGATCTGCCGGTCACTTCTGTCGGTGGGCCGTTGGATATTACGTTGACGTGCAACTGGGCCGGCGCCAGCGGCAATGATATCGATCTGCGTGACAGCTACTATGGCCGCGTTGGTTCTGAGGAGCTGCCGAAGGGCATCACCATCACTTACGATACGCTGGGCATGCTCTCGGGCGGCGCCGGCGTACCTGAGATGGATGACGCCATTGCCAATCTCGGCGAGCGCAACTTCGAATATGTTGCGATGCCGTTCACCGATAGCACGTCGCTGATGGCGTGGAATTTGGAGTACGGCTTCACCGACACCGGACGTTGGGGTTGGATGCGTCAGCTCTATGGCCACGTCTTTTCGGCCAAGCGCGGCGACTACGCCAGCATGATTCTGTTTGGTGAAACGCAGAACTCAGGCACCATGTCGGTGATGGGTGTCGAGCTGGCGAGCCCGTCGCCGGTCTACGAGTGGACGGCGGCTTACACTGCGAAGGCTGCGCGCGGTCTTACTAACGATCCGGCGCGTCCGCTTCAGACGCTGGTGCTCACCGGCATTCTGTCGGCGCCACTGCATGAGCGTTTCAATCGCGGCGAGCTCAACACGCTCGCCGGCTATGGGATCGCAACGCAGGAAGTCGGCGGCGAAGGCGTGATGATCCTTCGGGAAACGACGACCTACCAGCTCAATCTCTACGCTCAGAGCGACGACGCTTATGAGCTGGTGACGACGCTGGCGACGCTCGCTCGGTTGCTGCGCAATCAGCGCCAGGCGATCACGTCGAAATTCCCGCGCCACAAGCTGGCGAATGACGGCACCCGCTTCGGTCCAGGCCAGGCGATCGTCACTCCCGGCATCCTCAAGGCTGAGCTTGTCGCGGAGTATCGTCAGGACGAGTACAACGGCTTGGTCGAGGACACTCGCTCGTTCAAGAACAACCTCCTGGTCGAGCGCGATCCGAACAACCCGAACCGCGTCAACGTGCTGTATCCGCCGGACCTGATCAATCAACTCCGCGTGTTTGCAGTGCTCGCGCAGTTCAGGCTCCAGTATGACCGCGGGGTTGACCGCGACATCGGCGACGCCGGCGTTCGTCTCGCAGCGGGTGGCGCCGGCTAATCGCCGGCACGCTTCACCTTCGTCAATTCTGAAAAACAGGAGTTTGAACTATGGCCCAAAGGTTCGCTGGTATCGCCTACCTCTACGTTGGCTCGCAGATGATGGCGCTGCGCGGCAACTTCACTGTCAGTCCGTCTCCCGTTGAGCGGACGATGATCGCCGGCCAGGACGGCGTTCACGGCTACCAGGAGCTGCCGCGTGTGCCCTTCATTGAGGGCGACATCTCGACAACGCGCGGTCTCGCTCTCGAGGATTTGGACGGCGCGACCGACGTTAATGTGGTCGCGCAGCTCGCCAATGGTTGGCAATACTCGCTGATCGGTGCAACGTGCAAAGCTGCATTAGAAGCCAACGCCCGCGACGGTCAGGTCCGCGTGCGTTGGGAAGGCCTCTGGTGCGAGGAAATGCCGATCGACAATCCGGTCACGCCAATCAGGCAGGCCGCTAGATAATCTGGAGAGATCATGAACACGAAGCCGAACAAGCGTGAGGGGTTCGTCGGCAGTGAACCGCTCAACGAAACGCCCGCTCCCGGTCCCGGCCCCGTCATCGACAATGAGTTGGACAACGTAGAGGCCCTCGAGCCTGTCAAGGAGACCTGGCCCGTCAAGGTGCGACTGTTGCACCGCGGCGTTCGCCAGGGTTCTGAGACCGTGCATGAGCTGACGTTCAGGGAGCCGACAGGCGGTGACATCAACCGTTGCGGCAATCCTTGTCACGTCAACCAGGACGGCGACGTTGTGATTCTCGAGCGCAAGATGACGACGATGATGTCCCAGCTCTCCGGGATTTTGCCGCCGTTCATTGAGGCGATGGACCCACGGGACTGGAATAGCTGCGCCTATAGGCTGCGCGGTTTTTTTATCCCGGACCCGACAGCCTGGTAGGGGACACCGTCCTCGACTGCTATCGGCTCGCCGATTTCTATCACATCTCCCCAACTACGTTTCTTGAAATGCCAGCGTCCGAGGTGCGCCTTCATTTAGAGCGCACGATCGAGCTCGCGCATCAGAAGAAGCGTGAGAGGATGGCCCAGGACGATGGCTGAGTTTGAAGAGCTACGCCTTACAGTCAGCCTCGTAGACAATGCGTCGTCGGGGCTGCAACGGCTGCGGGCTGAGCTCGGCAATTTAACTCAGTCCACAAACGAGATGACGGGAAGCCTGGTGACAGGCGTCTCTGCTCTCGAGAATTTCGGAAAGGTAACCACCGCCGCGGGCCCGCAAGTCCGCACGCTCAACCAGCATCTGAAAGACCTTGAGAACTCATCTCGTAATTTGGGGATGGCGCTTCAGCGGTTGGGGACATCGACGCAAGGCCTGAAATCTCTGCCGCAGATCGCGGCCAGTGTCGGGCGGGCGGGGCTGGCGTTGAACAGCATGAGCGGCGGGCTTGCTCTGCTTGGCCCCGCGGCATCGGTTGCAGCTCTGGGTATTGGCGCCGTCACGATCGCCGTCGCCGGCATTGCTGCCGTTGTCGTCGCCTACGGTGTTTCGGTTTTCCGGTTCTCGAAAGAGATGTCGGACCTATCCAAGACCGCGCGGCTGATGGGCATGAGCTTCGCCGATCTGAAGTATGCGCAGGACCAGGCGAGGCTGTTTGGTCAGTCATCCGAATCCGTGATCCGCGGCTACCAGGGCATCCAGGCGGCGCAGTTCGATTTGTACAAAAACAATTCGCAACTGCGTGCAAGGTTGCTGGCGCAGGGTGTTGATCCGCACTGGATCGCTCAGCTCCAGACGCTCGATCCGAACCAGTCGCGCAACGCGATCAAACGCTACGCTAATGCGCTCGAGGCGCAGGCACTCGCGAATGGTGCGATACCGGCCGTCGCCGCCAAGCTGAAGGAGTCCTTCCTCAAAGACCTGGGGCTCAGCAAGGAGGACGGCGAAGGCCCTGAATGGCCTGAGCTGAGCGACGAGGCGCGGAAGAAGCTCGAGGACATCGAGAGATACAGCGGCGAGATCAACGTCATCTGGCGAGAGATGGGGCACCAGTGGAATCTATTTTCCACGAAGGTTCTCGCGGCCGGCATGCCGGCGCTGCTCAAGGGAATGACGGCGCTCAAAGGCAAGATGCCTGAGCTCATCAAAGAGCTGAAGATATGGGCGACGGCTGCGATCAAGTATTTGCCTGGCCTGGTTGGCTACATCGCGCCGACTATTCGTCGCATCGGCATCGAGCTCAAGGGTGTGGTCTCGCTTTTCCAAGGCGTCATCGATCTTTTGAATTTTGCTCTGCATCCGATCGAGGGCACGAAGAAATGGTGGAATAGCCCAGGGCAGTCATCGAAGGCCCACCCGAATTTGCAGGGTTTGTGGGGCGGCGAATCGACGGAAGAGAACCGGCGATACTGGGAAGAACAGAAGCGCCAGGGCAATTACACCGTCTGGGATCAACAGTGGTGGGGCTTCGGGCAGAGTGACGACGACATGCGCCGCAGAGGGTTCGAGCCTATGCGGGGCGGCGCTCCATCCTCTACCGTGCCCAAGACCTCTGTGCCGTCCGTGCCGCCGGCTGCGGCGCCGGCGCCGATCGCCGTGCCAGGTCAACCGCTACGCCAGAACATGAGCTATAGCCGCGGCGCCAACGACAACAATCCGTTGCTGGTGCGCGCGGCTTTTATACAAGGGGAGCTGCGCGACTCGACGGCCGACAGCACCAACGTCGTGACGAGGCTGACCAGCCAGGTTGAGCGGCTCAACAATTTCTTTGAGCGCATCGAGGGTGGCGGCGCCGGTGGTGGCGCCGGCGGTGGTTTCCAGAATGCGAGCTTGACGACTGGCGATGGATTCGGTGGCGGCGGTGGCTACGGCGGCGGTGGT